ATGAAAAAAACACTGCTCTCTCTCGTGCTGCTGGCCACGGCCAGCTCTGCATTTGCCGCTCCGCAGGTCATTACCGTCAGCCGCTTTGAAGTGGGTAAAGACAAGTGGGCATTTAACCGTGAAGAGGTGATGCTCACCTGTCGCCCGGGGCAAGCGCTCTATGTGATTAACCCCAGCACGCTGGTGCAATATCCGCTGAATGATATCGCCGAACAGCAGGTCGCCAGCGGCAAAAGCACTGGCCAGCCGCTCAGCGTGATTCAGGTAGATGACCCGCAAAATCCTGGGCAAAAAATGAGCCTTGCTCCGTTTATCGAACGGGCAGAAAAGCTCTGCTGAGGCTGTAACAGGCCATAAAAAAACCGCAGGCTTCTCTCTGGAGGCGTTGCGGTTTTTTTGTTTTGCGACGTATAAACGCTTTTTTTCCGACCACTTTGGCTGCGGACTGGAAAACCTGGCGACGTCATCTATTCTTAAGGTGTCAGGCGACTTCGCCTGCATTAATGCCAACTTTTAGCGCACGGCTCTCTCCCAAGAGCCATTTCCCTGGACCGAATACAGGAATCGTATTCGGTCTCTTTTTATCTATTTGAATCTTAAGGGTTTTTTCGGTCTAAACACGAAATCCCCCGAAAATTACTCGAACATTCCATATTCTGTCTAAACCATAACATACTCTGCACCGCGTGCGTCCAGGTATTTTTTCGTCATTGTTAAATTTTTGTGGCCCAACAATCGCTGTGCAAAATCCTCTCCACGTTCCTTTTCATAGAGCCTGCTCGCCAGACTTCTGATCTCATGATAGGGGGGAGGGTTTGGGCCGAACTTTAACCCGGTTGAATCCCTTATCTCGGCGAAAGCCTGGGTAAGACCATCTGGCGTTAATGGACCTGGTTTCCTTCCTCCGCGCCGGACCGGCGAAAAAAGCATAAAATCTGACGGGTTGTTCTTTCTACACCGCTCGATCACTTCACCCAGTGCCATGTCGACGATCTCCAGTCTTAAATTGAGTGGTAATGCCAGTTTATGGCCCGTCTTTTCCTGCGTAACAAACAACCGATCCTGTTTCACATCACTGAACCGAAAAAGAGAAATATCCTCCCGGCGCTGTCCTGAGACCAGAGCGAGATCGCATGCGTTCGGCAACCATTCGGAATGTAAAGTAGCTGCCTCGCGGATAACCATAAATTGCTCAAGTAGCAAACGCTCCCTTTTAACCTTAGGTGTGGGTGTTCTTGTCGGCTCTGCCGGATTTCTCTCTATGTACCCTTCGACGATCGCTTCTCTGAATATGTCCATCAGAACCGATCGCAAGCCGGCAGCCATGCTTTTCTTGTCGCAAAGAACGTAAGTTTCAAGAAAAGACGAGATGTCCTTTGTGCTGACTAACGAGAGTGGCATCTTGCCGAATTCATCTCTTATGGTGGCGATCTGGTTACGCCTGACCTTCATCGTGTTTGGTTTCAACTCTCGTCGCTCCAGAATGACCTCATAGCGCTCCAGCCAGGCCTGAACCGTAAAGGTGGGAGTATCCTTTATGCGGTCCAGAAGGGCCGAAGGGAGATAGTTATGCTCAATATAGTTGTTGGCTTCGATAGCCTGAGAGACTGCGCTTTTTCTGTCGATACGACCAAGAGAGAGTTCTTGGCCGGTTGTTGGATTGCGCCAGCTATAAAGCCTGTCTCTTTTGCGATAGGTCAGGTTACGGGGCAGATTAGCGTCGTAACGAGCTGGCCTTTTCGCCATGAGTCAGTTTCTCCAGTAGGGTGCTGCCAGCGGGCAACTTCATATGTTTAGGTTTAAGGTGCAGGTTCTTTTTGCTTGGATTCACATAGATGGCATCCGGCAGAACCTTATATTCTTTTCCGTGAAGCTCTGGTGCAGGGTAAATGCGACCCTGTCTGGTCCAGCGGCGAAGCGTCGAAAGAGAGGGCGGTGTTGAGTATGTTTCGTTCGCCCATTCCTGCAAGTTGAGAAGCTTGGTCATATTACCTCCAGCTTCCGACAACTCATTATAAAGCTGTCGGAAATTAGTCAATGAAATATCGGTATCAGGAAACCTGCCCGGGCAGGGAACGGAGCCGGCGCATGCCGGTCATCGCCGTGGCCACGTAGCTCGCCTTTCTGTTTACCACTTCCACCCAAACCTTCACGCCTTCCACTCGCACCGTGTACGTCTCTTTCATCTTGCGTCGCCCGTAATTACCGTAACGCTGCTGGTGGGTCGCCAGCGCGATGTCACAAGCCTTACGAGCTAATGGGGACTGCTTGTTGCTGCGGTTGATCAGTTGCATTTCATCTCCTTGAAGGGAGGGAATACCTCCCCATCAAATTTAGCCCACGTATTCTGGTTTCATATCGGCCAGGGTGATGCTGAACTGATCATGCAGTTCTTCACCCAAGTGACGCTTCGCTGAGGCCAGCACGCGCTCGACTTCGCAGAAACGCTCGGCTGCCCCCGGTTCGTCCGTAGATGGCAGGGAGTTGATCGCCGCCTCAACTTTGTTGCGTGCATCAACCAGGTAGTAGCGCTTCACTGCTTTGTTTTTCAGCTCAGTGAACAGCGCTGAACCCAGCATTGCTTTGGCGTTTTCAATATCCACACGTAATGCTTTAGCACTATCGACATCCTGCACGGCTTCGATGCGATCGCGGAATTCATCGGCCAGAGCATCGATATTTGCAGTCGACTCCTGCGCGCTTTGTGTTGATGTTTCAGTGTCACCTGAAATATCTGACAGGTTCACACGTTGAGGTGCCGGGTTGATTTCCTTCTCAGTACGTGGCTCGACTTCATCCGGACTATAAACGCCGAGGATCACCTCAGGACAGTACAGACGCGCCCAATACTTCACAGCCAGGTAGGCAATTTGTTGCTTTGGTGCTGTCTTCCACAGGGGGGAATTGCGAGTAGTGATATCTGCAAGGTAGATATTTTCACCCCAGGTAATCTCAGCTTCACCGCGCAGGACCGCGCCAACCCGAATGAACAGGCCAGATTCATCGCGACCATCTTTTTTGCCGGCAATCTTTTCCCAGTCACCGCCGTATTCGTAATGGAAACGCCCCACAATGGCACTTGAGCTGGAGATCACAGCATTGACCAGCTGTGCTTCATAACCCAATACGCCATTTACCAGGTGGGTTTTCTGCGCGACGGCGTAGGGGTTCATTCCCCACTGCATGGCCTGCATAACGATCGCCATACAGTCGGCTGGTTTTCCCGCCAGATGTTTAGGAACAGTCACAGCTGATTGAGCCATAAGCTCAGCAAACGAGGTCAGCTGGCCTAGTGCCTGCACGTTGAATACGGCATTGCTGGCTGAAATGGTATTCGGCGCCTGCTCAGTCGTGATGATGTTGGTATTTTTCATGGTCAAATCCTCCATTAAGCCAGGCGCAGCGCTTCAAGGCGGCGCAGGTCGAAATCGTTCAATTCATCGGTGTAATCATCGATGATCGGCGCTGGCCATTCGCCAGTGTCGAAGCCTGTCGCGATAGCGCGCATCATTTTGCGGTACTCGAGCATGCCCAGTTCCAGCAAGTCAGCAGATGCTTCGATGATGGCGATCCAGTGGTAGTTCACGTCTTTGTTGACGAAAATCCAGAAGAACTGATCCAGCGCCGCGGTTTCGCAGTACATGGCCGCGCTCAGGTGGTAATCACGTTCAATGATTTCCCGGTGAAGCTTGGCGCGCAGGTTTTCCTGCTTAACATTCCACATGCTGATAGTTTTCAGGTCTGCGCCAATGCGCACGCCGTCCAGGTCGATCTCAAGGTCAGGGCGCACACGAACTTCCAGACCGGTTTCTTCATCAAATCCGAAGTAGCTCACCTCAACGGCGCGGCTTGGATGCTGGAGAAGCATGCCGGCGGTCGGGTGCGAGAGCAGTGCTGACTGAATCGCCTGCGCGGTTGCCAACTGCTGGCGCGTCACCAGAATTTTGTCGCTCGGGTTGTCGCGCCACGCATCCAGCAGTTCGTCAGCGAATACCGCATCCGGCTTCACAGACTTCACGGCCTGAAACAGATCGGCCTTCGTGCCAGAGACTTTCAGCGGCTGCGGCTTCTGCGTTTCCTGCGCGACCAGGTCAGGATTAATAATCGCCAGTTGCTCCAGCAGCGCGTCGCGGCTACCACTGGTTTTCATCTGCGACGGCAGGGTGGCGTTGTACTCTTTGATGCACGCCTTCATTGCCGTTGCCGTCTGCTTTTGGTCTGCTTCGATACGCTGGAAGTCCGCTGGCAGCGCCATATAGTTCTGCGCCGTTTCTTCCAGACTGGCGCCCAGCGGTAACTGCGCGGGCAGGGTGGCGTTGTATTCTTCCAGCAGCGCTTTGATATCGTCAGCACTCAGCAGCGCCGATAGGTCAGCGTTGTGCTCGTCGATAAACGCGCGGATCGTGGCCGTCGTTGTGAATGCGCCTTCCGGAATAACCGGTTCAACACTGAATTCTGCATCCAGTTGTTCAGGCTGTAACGCCAGTGCATGCACCAGGTTGCCCATGTCCAGCACCGCGGAGCGCTCTTTGACGATGGTTTTCTCAACGTGGCGGGCATTGAAGTACATCAGTGAAACGCGCGCATCTTTCACTTGCGTGCTGCTGATCCCGTTTGCTGCGTGATAAACGTTGTTTGGTAAACCTTCATAACGACCCGGTTCGAAGTAGGCAGGGTATTCAGCAGCTGATTCGTTCTGCAGCACTTCCGACTCATTTTGTGTCGGTTCTGGCTCATTTTGGTGTGCAGGCACGCTGTTCTGGCTGGCAGAATCTGTTTTATGGTTATCACCCGCCTGATCCTGGTTCGCCAGGCTTGGCGCGGCAGCGGCAAGTATCTCTGCTGGTGCTACGGTAACTGCTTGCGGATCAGTTGCATCAAGGCCTTCGCCTGGTTGTACCGGAGCAGTATTTTCGACTTTCTCTGGCTGAGCCGTTTCCATCTGCACATCGCTGGTTGTCTCCGCTGCGTTTTCTGTTTTTACGACTTCAATTGAGGAGGTATTGATGACCGGGTCGTTATTTGCACCCATCAAACCTTCGATGGAAAACATGCCGCTGCCGAGATTCTCAACCGGTGGCTGGCTTGAAGTGCTTGGTGCTTCTACTGTGGAATGACGAATCGCGCGGGTATCTTCATCCCATTCTGGATAGCCTTTTGAGCGCTCACCGCTTTCATAGATGCCGTTCGCCGTTAACCACTCGCGCACCTGGCTACGGAGTTCGGTTGTGCTTTCTTCCCCAGACCATGAAATAGCGCGGGTTACTCCAAAAATACTGTTGGTGTCGTAGTCGAGGATGTCGGTGGTTTTACCAAGAACCTTGAGCGCCTTGGCGTGCGATTCATCTTTTTTGTCAGTTAGCTCTTTGGCGGCCAAGAGCTGCGCACGGTTGATTTGTCCCGGTACTGCATCTGGGTACAACTGAGCAATCGCGATCTCAATGCTCAGGTTCGCCATGTTTTGGGCAACGGCGCGCTTATAGGATTCGGCAGTTTCTGGCTTCTCTGGTTCTAAAGGTACAGGAGTGCCTACCGCTGATATGCGATTACCATCAACCCATTCACGCGCCAGGGTGCCACGGTCAATATAATCAGTCGCCGCCCAGATTCTGGTGAAACGGAGAACCAAAGCGAGTTCGTGAAGCTTGTCTTGGCTGAAAACTTTGCGAATGGCGTCGGTGTAGCGCCACAGGTCTTTGGTATCGTAACCCTTAACCTCTTTGCAGTTTTCTGCCGCCAGCAGCAGGTTCTGGACGTAGCTGTTGTCAGTGTCCATCTCCAGCGCGCTGATAGCTTCGTACTCCTCCCGGGTGATGTGGTGGCGCAGTTCGTCGGTGGTGAACTGGGCGAGCAGCTGCTTGCGAAACGGCATGCGAACGACTGGATAACGTGTTTTTTCGTCATCATTCTCGTCAATCTGGATACCGTTATCAGGTAATAGATCCTGACCGGTTGTAACGCTGGTGTTGACGGTGCTTTCTGATTTGAGAAGAGTAAGCTTTCCGCTTCTCCACTCTTCTACTAACTGATTACGGTCTCCGGCATCTGCTCTCGCCCAGTCAGCCATGAATGCAGCGATAATTTCAATTACGTGCTCTTCATCTGGTGCGAATACTTGCTTAATCGCTTGAACCAGTTTCCACTCAGCGTTCAGGCTGAGTTCGGCTATTTCAGGGATATCGTTCTTCGCCAGCAGCAGGTTCTGGAGATAAGTGTTGCCTTCTTCCAGTGACATTTCGCTGGCAGCCAGCTGCTGCTCTTTACTGATATGCGTCTGATATTTGTCGCTGGTCAGATGGAAAGCAAAACGTACCGCTGGAGTACGGTTTTCAAGTGGGACGCTCTCGACTGTAGCTTCCACTTTAACGGTTGTTTCCGGTGCTGCAGCGTTGTCCACGACCTCAGCCGAGTCACCACCAGCTTTTGGCAGCCAGGTGCGGCCGTCGTCCTGCAGTCCGTAGCGCTCGCACCAGGTGTAATCCACTGCGCCTTCTTCCGGCAGGTCGTTATATATCGGGAAATCGGTGCGGATCGGCTTGGCGTAGTCTTTACCGCGGCCCGTTTCTTCAATGCCTGCTTCTTCCAGTGCCACATCAAGTTGGAGATTGGCGCGCGCTGCACTTTTAGCAGTGAACCAAATCACTGCATCTTTCTTACCAGACTTCTGACTGGCTTTGAGCAGATGGAAAAATTCCATGTCAGATCCTCATTTTTGGATGTAAGATCCCCGGGCCAGAGATAGCGCCCAATGGGTATGTTTTTGGTTTGGTATAAATTCCGGTGTAACTTTGGTCGGTGGCACCGGACGTGAATCCCGCCTTGCGCGGGGTTTTCGTTAGGCTTCGTGGGCCATCTGGTCGAATGAAGCACAACGTTCAGAGCAGTATTCTTTTTCTTTGCGCGCCAGCTGTGAGCCGTTGCGATAGAGAAGGGTACTTTTGACTACTTCCTCCGGTTTAACCGGCTTGCCGCAGTACCCGCATTTCATTGCGTTACACATCTGGATTCCCCTTTTGCGCCAGCAGGTAGCACAAGCGGCGAAGAATCACCTCGAAGGAGTTCAGTTTCACAGCCTGCTGCCGTGATGGTTTACGTGCGTAATCAGTAATTTTGTTCTCCATGATATGCCTGTCTTTTCACCACTTCAGGCTCGGTGGTATCTTGGTATTTCCACACAGCCAAGAAGGAAAATAATATGACCCAATTCGTTGCTCGTATTGAAATGTATGGAGCCAGTGCAGAGGACTATGAAAATCTGCATGAGCGTCTATCAGCACTCGGTTATTCCAGGACTATCCTGGCTGATTCTGGTCGCCGCTTGAAACTACCTGATGCGACTTACTACTTAAATTCAAACTCAAAAACCGAACCAGAAACCGTAGCAAACCAGGTAAGACAAGTAGCTCAATTAATTCGGAATAGTGCTGTTTTTGTTTGCCGATTTGATTCATGGTATGGCTACCTTCATGATGCTTGATTGCTGCCGTTTGGCTTGGCCACTTCATAGCGTAAAGGGCTGTTTTCGTAGAGCTCCATATCAGTGAATGCCTGGGCAATTCTTTCGGCGCTAGCATTGTTTTTTAAAAGCAGCTCGCTAAGCACCCTGCGTGCTGCTTGCTTTGAGTCTTCAGATAACTGGTCAAATCTCATTCTCACCCTCGTTTGCCTTATCGCCGGCCAGCGGAACGTTTACACCTGATGCGCGTTAATCTCTCCACCTCATCCGACTATTCGTATGCCGTCGGCGGCTACTTCGTGGGCGTCCTGCCTTGGTGGTTCGTAGTGCGTCTTGGTGATAGCTATTAAATCACTGGTTTATATGCATGTCAATTATGAGTTGATGTTGATTGTAAATTGATAGTTTATATGGCTGGGTTTTGTGAGGTTACTGCCGGAATGCAGACAAAAAAATCCCTGCTAAAATGCCGGGATCGGAGTGAAGAGCAGGCATAAAGCATGTACCACAGTCGGTGCTAATCTTTTTGAGGGCACAATGGAGCAGAACGATGAATAACAATGACTAGCAAACTGGGTTGGATGGATTGGTGATCGGCGTGGTGGTGATTAGTCAGGTATCAGCACCAAAACCTATCAACCGGGCGGGCATTATCGATGAACAGGTGAGGTTAGGGAGGCAGAAGTACGATGGCGTAAAGGAAGAGGTGTTTGAGAAGGCGGCGGAGCTGTGAGTAAAGGGGTATAAAAAACCGGCTCGGTGGCCGGGTCATTTCAGTTTATCAAGAAAGGATTCTCTTTCTTTCTTATTCGAGTCTCTTCTATTAAGAATTGCCTTGAAACTCTGAAGCTCAATCATAATTTTATGAACAAAAAAACTCGTATAGAACGATACGAAGAGTAAGCCCCCTGATACCTTAAGCACCTGGTATAATAACTCTTGATTTCCGGCGCTAACCATCAGGCCTAACACCACAAACAGTGTCGAGAAAACATAGAATGCCAAAAGGAACACCATTAGTCGCCTTTTGGATTTAACCAGAGGTGAAAGCCTTCGCAGCTCTGAGGGGGTTAACGAAGAGTGATCACTAACTTCGTTTGTTTTAAAGATTGCCTGTATGCAATACGATAAGGGCAACTGCATCAAACCCACTACAGCCCATGGTGCCGCAATAATAACACCTTCAGCAATAAAGCTGAGTGACTTTTTGATTATAAAGTAGCCAATAAAAAAGGAAGCAAACACAAGAACAAGGTGGATGGTTTTAGATTTCATTATTATCCTCCTTATTCATCTTTTTACTTTATATTAAGCTCTCCCGCCTCAAGCTTGGAGAACAGCCATTTGTGCATCTTTAAGAATAAATCATTCTCATCGATAATGCCATTATTATATTCGACACTAATATTGCCTGAAAGTTTAATCTCTTTACCAGTAATTTCCCCGCCACCTTGAAGTTTTATGCTGTAATCATCCTCATCTACATGCCTTAGTGATGTTGCGATACTGTCAATAACAGCTTGACCGCCATCGTTGGTTTTTCTGAAATATGTAATTTCAAGACTTACTTGAAGATTTGCATCATCTAAGGAATCCTTCAAATTGATATCGTCCGCCCAGTTATCGCCCAAAAAGGCTTTAAGCAACGAACCGCCCTTGCCAGAAGGTCTGTACTTGATCGTTTTAACTGAGCCTGTGGATTTTGGTTTGTAAAATGCGTCGTCTTTTTTTGCTTCAGAAGTTATCGGTAAGCCGCCGATTCTAATGCTTTTAGCAGGTGACTTTTCCATCTTTTGCATGGTTGCTTCTGATGGTTTATCTTGCAGGAGTAAGACAAAGTCATTTATATCAGTAAAGCTGTTTATAAGCCAGTTAAGATGAGACTCAAATTCTCGGGCGCGAAGGGATGTAGACTGAACAATTATCACATGGTTACCTAAAACGCCAAAATATAAAATAGAGTCGACAAACTCTCTTTTTTTATCCTGTGCATTATCACCATCAATAATAATGTCATTCGAAGTTATTGAGTTTATGTCATAAAATCTAACATTGTCATTTATTTCTAATAGAGATTGACTTTTATCTTTCTCGAAAAGAACTAGCTGACCAAATAGAATTGTCTTATATGTGTTGCTTTTATTTAAGAATCTTATCCCAGAGTTATCATCTGCGGGAGAGATTTTTTCTTGGCGAAGCATAACATTTTCAGCGGAACCACCATCTCCTATGATTTCAAGTAAAATACTTTGCAATGAGGATGCCCCGTTTGGGATGACTGCCTTTTTATAATGAACTATTTTCTGTCTGCTATCTTTCATTACAATTACCCAGTTATTTTGAACTTGACCTGAATAGGAACAATGATTATGGAATTTTTGTAGCTACCAACTATGCGCTGACCAGAACACTTTAATCCTCTTGCGACCGAATCCGACCTTTCATGTACTTCTCATACAGCTCGTCTAATTCTTTAAGACGAATCGCAAATACGCGGAGCATGTTCTGTTGCTCTTCTTCTGGCAATTGGCGGTAAAGCTCCAGCAGACGTTGTTCGTCCGGCTTAAGCCCGTTTTTCTCGCCGACATCCTCACCTAGCAGCCAGGCGACAGAAATACCAACAGCATCTGCTATGGCCAGTGCTGATTTCTTACTAATCACCCCCTTTTTGAACCAGCCGTTTACGGCCTGAGGGGTGACTCCAGCTATTCGTGCCATGTCTGCTTTGGTAACGCCGCGATCAGTGATCTCAGTAAGGCGTTCAACCAGAACGAGGTTGGGTTCTTCTTTTCTCATAGGGTCATTGTAAATATTTGGTTTATACACGCAATAAACTAGTGATTTGCAAGGTGCATAAATCTGTGGTTTACTTTCGCTGTCAATAAGCAGGAGAAGCACATGTCCGCACTCAATAAAGCAATAAAAGCCGCTGGCTCTGCCAGAAAGCTCAGCCTGGCACTGGGTGTGACGAGTATGTCCGTTAGTCATTGGAAGAATCGTGACCATGGAATCGTCCCACCAAATTACATTTTTTCAATCTTCAACCTGACCGGCGTAACTCCGCACGAGCTGCGCCCCGATCTCTACCCAAACCCTACTGATGGTTTACCTAAACAGGAGCCTTAAGAATGCAGACTGTTTCATTCCAACAGAGTAACAGAGCTTCCTCTAATCCACTGATATTCCCGTGTCATCAAAGCGAATCGGCAGAGCGGGATATTGATCATCGAGATATTTGTTCTGCAGTCCGGGCGTGGGCAGCGTCAGAAGGGCGCGTAGCTGTTGCGCTTCAAATCCAAGACGCGGCGGAAGAACTTCAACTTGATGGCGTGGATTTCTCAGGCCAGGCCGATGTGTGGAACGTGAAGCTGTTCCGATGGCTGGACAATAAAGAAGACTCAGCATCTTACCGAAAGAACGTCGAACAGCTGGTGCCCGCGATCATGTCTGTATTACCGATTCGGTACCGCGACCGTGTCGTTAAAAACGACTCCTTTGCCTACCGGATGGCCAGGCTGGAGAAAGAGGTGAGTGAGGCGAAGCAAGCTCTGATGCTCGATGCACCAAAGAAGGAAAAGCTGAAGGAGTTAGGCGAGGGGATTTTCGAAATGTTCAGAGTCGACCCTGACCTAACGGCGCCTTTACTGGCGATGGTTACAACCATGCTGGGGGCAATATGAATACTCTAGAAAAGGCGAAAGCCGGTCTGCGCGACAGAACCGACTTTCAGGTGCAAAAACGGAGTGTAATTGCGGAGCTAAGCATGTCAAATACAGCTGAAATTATCAATTTCCCCCACAGAACCGAACAACCGGGAGGTCGTATGGCCGACCTGTCGAATGGGTATACCAAGGTCGCTAACGAGATCCAACAGCTTAAGCCTCGTCTGAGAATGTCAGGCCGGGAGTGGCAGTGTTTTGAAGCGGTGATCTGGCTTACCTACGGCTGGAACAAGAAACAGGACCGCGTTACGAACACGGTGATTGCCGAGCTTACAGGGCTGAGTGATTCCCACGTTTCGGATGCGCTCAAATCGCTCGCAGATCGCAAAATTATCTTCAGTCAGAAGCAGGGCGTGATGAAAACGGTCGGTATAAATACTGACCTTTCCGCCTGGATTTTAGACAAGCCGAAAACGGGAAAAGTCTTCCCGAAATCGGGAAAAGTGTTACCGAAAACGGGAAAAACCTTCCCGGAAACGGTAGACACCCAAGACTATAACAAGAACAATATTAAAAGATCCTCGTCTCGGAATTCTGACGAATCCCGAAACCAGAAAACTCAAAAGTTTCTCTCACGCCATCCAGAAGCTGCCGCCGGGATATACACCCCGGCAGGTAAATCATGGGGATCCGCTGACGACCTCAAGGCCGCACGCTGGATTTACGACAGGCTTCTCACCGTCAACGCATCGCTATCCATACCAAACTGGGCTGAATGGGCAAACACCATCAGGCTGATGCGTGTCCAAGACAATCGTACCCACTACGAAATCTGTGACCTATTCCAGTGGGCCAACAGGGACGAGTTCTGGAAAGACAACATCCTGAGCCCTTCGAGTCTGCGCAAGCAGTGGGATCAGCTCACCACCAAACGGCTGCGCGCAACCGGTTCGGCAAAACCATCCCCGGGTAGCATCGACCTGCATAATACCGACTGGATTTACGGGGTGCTGGAATGAAAAACCTTGCCGAGGGTATTCGCAATTTTGACCGCGAACAGGCTCGCCGCGTTGCGCACAATCTGCCTGAGCAGTTCAGCGAACGGGAACAAACGCAGCAGGTGGCGCAGATTATTAACGGGCTGTTCGTACAGCTGGCGGCCGCGTTCCCTGCAAGCCTGGTTAACCGAAGCCAGGAAGACGTGAACGAGATCCGCCGGCAGTGGGTGCTGGCCTTCAAAGAAAACGGTATTACCACCCTAGACCAAGTTGAAGCCGGGATGCGCATGGTACGCCGTCAGGAGCGTCCGTTCCTGCCTTCTCCGGGCCAGTTTATCAAGTGGTGCAGGGAAGGGCGCTGCGTGCTGGGGATCACCACCACTGACGTGATGGCTGAATACTGGAAGTGGCGCAAGCTGGTGTTCCGCTACCCGAGCAGTGAGCACTATCCGTGGCCAAAGCCGGTTTATTACCACATCTGCCTCGAGCTGCGTCGCCGCGGAACCGATGGCCAGTTGTGTCATAAAGAGCTCGAGCGTGAGGCTGGTGAAATTCTGGGGATGTGGGAAAAGCGGGTGCTGGCTGGGAAGCCTATTCCTCCTGTTCGTCGGGCGTTGGTAGCACCAGTGGCGCCGAAGGGGCCGACGCCAGCTGAGCTTTTGAAAGCCAAATATGAGCGGATGAGGGCTGATGGGAGGGGGTGACTTTACCACGATCAAACCTTTGAAGAATTGCATGCTGATCATGATGTTAACTCACTACCGTTTGAAACGTCGTTGCAACTATCAAGCTTGCTTAGTTGTATGTAGTATGTTCTTTAGCTCAGTAGAGGTGAAAAATGTGTGCTAACACTCGGAAAGCGAAAGAAGATGTTGTTAATATTGAGAAAAATCCGAAATCATCATCTTCTAAAACAATGGCAAATAAACAATATCTACAAGGAAAAAAAGTTCTTCCTCATTCAAAAAGTCAAGTCAAAAAGGCAGGGGAAGCTATACGGAAAAATATAGGGAATATCTCTGAATCTATTGATATTATTCGCGATTATCGTGCGTCACATTTATATCCTTTGACAATAATAAAAAATCTTGTTTGGAGGCATACGAGAAAGGTAAATGAGGATGCCGTGATTGCAAGAAGGCTCAAGCGTCTTCCAACGATCATTGACAAACTTACAAGGAAGACTCTTGATGGTGTTAATCCTAATACGATGTCAATTGTCAGAATGAATGATATAGGAGGATGCCGTGTAATAGTTGATAATAAAAGCGAGTTGCTTGAACTCAACGATTCTTTGAATAACAGTAAAACCCAGCATAAAACAACAAGGATACGGGATTATTTAGAATATCCAAAATCAACTGGCTATCGTGGTATACATAGAATATACGAATGTTATGCCCATGTTGATTCTCATGATTGGAAAGGCTTTAAAATTGAGGTTCAGCTTCGGACTGTCTTACAGCATTTATGGGCGACAACAATTGAAGTTGTGGATCTTTGTGAAGGTAAGGCCCTCAAAACAAATCCATTCGAAGCAGACAAAAGATGGACTGAGTTTTTTTTCATCATGAGTGAATTTTTCGCTGAAGATGATGGGTTTATTGTGCTTGATAACACAAAGAAAAGTCATTATAAAAAAAGATTATCTGCACTTAGTGATGCTATTGGGGCTTATAACAAACTTGCTTCGTTTAAAGCTGTGTTCTCTTTGAAGGATATTGACGAAAAATCAATAGGTAAAAGTTTTGCTGTGTTAATTATAGATGAAAATAATAAAAGGGTTTCGTATTCTTTTTATAGTGAGAATCAAAAAAAAGATGCAATAAGGAAATATAACAGTGAGGAAAATGATATTGGGAACAATGTTTTGTTGGTGCAGATGGATGACATTAAAAATATTAAAAATGCATACCCGAACTATCTAATTGATACAAGCGAGTTTCTCAGGAAGTTCGATACATATACTAAGGCGACATATTGGACAAATCCAGTGCCACCACGAGGGTAGGTCAATGGTAAATTGATTTGATAGCCATTTTAGGATAAATCGATGTTACGCTAAACCATACGATAGTACCGCATCATATATAAAATAGCCCCCTAGTGAGCACTTAGCTATCGGGGGCAATATCATACAGTTGATAATTACAATTTTAAGTTTATATAAGGGCGTTATTATTAAGAGTGTGTCTTGATATTTCCAATATCTTTCTCTATTGCCAATATTAAATCGGTTTGTTTTTTTAATACTGTGAAAAATATTATCACAGGAGTTACTAGGTTTGACTTATATTTCTCAAGATTTGGTTCAATGGTTTCAATCATGCCGATTACCATTTTCTTCATCTTTCCATCATCGCTGTTCATTTCATTAATAGATTCCAGAGCTTCTTTTACATCACCTTCTTTTGATGTACGGAGAAAATCAATTATATTTGCATGTATTTCAGGGTGGTCGGTTAGGTCAAAATTTGAAAGAATGAACTTAAATTCAAGCAAAACTAACTCTAAGTTGCTGTAATAATTGTTAAAAACCGATTTATTGAAAGAGTTTTTTAATAGTAAGGATGGTCCGAACATATCTTTCAAATCTGAAAATTGAAAATCTATATTTAATTTGAATTCAGAACCTCTCTTATTTAAAGGCGTTGTAACTTCGCATAATGCAAGTTTATAATTGTTGATAACAACACTTAGATAGGAATAAAAACTTAGAAGTTTGTGTAGGTTCTGCTCAGCTAAACGTTTTTTGATGAGCTTTCCTTGCTGTTTCTCAATTCGATTGGCAAAAGACTGCCACAAAGAACTTAAGAAAAGACCGATGATAACTATGCCTAATACAACTTCACTGGCCACAATTGCCATTGTGGTTTTTGTTAGAGGCAGAATATCACCATATCCTAGGGTGGTAATTGTTACAGTGCTAAAATAAAGGGATTTGGGAAAAGATAGTTCTTCTCCGTCAAATGTTTTAATTTCATTTGACCATAACCAGTAAAGTAGAGCAAAAAAAAATATCAAGGAGATATAAGTGACAAGATACATCCATGGTTTTAATTTCATATTTTGATCCTGATTGTGATTGCAAGCTTTTTTGTGTTTTGCGTTTAAAAAAAAACTCTTTTTTTGGGGGGTAGTTAATATAATATGATAAACTTGAAGAAAGTGCTATTAAAACAGTTGAGTTGTCAACTTCGGAGACATGAGTTCTTAATTTATCAATTTAGACTGTGATTAAAACTAAATTTTTGGCATTTGGCGGATTTTAGTAGAACATTATGCAACGGGTACTTTAACGATGATCCCAAAGCGAGAGCATGCAAGGCAGGTTCTTGCTGCAGAACTTGACCATGAGAAGGTGCTTGTGAGTCATGCTGCTTATCTAAACATTCTTTATAGCTTCCGCCTTAAAACATGCAATCCACAGAAACTACATGTCTTCACTAAAGAATAACCTGTTGTTTGTTTATGAGCCACACAATCTGAATGATATACATTGAGAGCACTTAAAACGTTGCAAAATCCGTGGGATACGTTTATAAATATACTGTATATGTATACAGTATATTGTCTCGGAGGGAAAATATGAAAATCGAGTTAACCATTTATCGCATGGAGAAACTTCCTGATGGAGCAATACCTGCGCTCGAGTCAGAACTGCTCAAAAGACTCAGCAAACAGTTCGATGAATGCCAGCTAACGATTAAGCGTGCCAGTAATGACGGTTTGACTGTTTTCGGAGGCGACAAGAATGAGGTCGAACATATCATGCAGGAGACCTGGGAAAGCGCGGACGAGTGGTTTTATTAATCGCGTGATTTTCACTGGAGCAGTTTCAAAGAGTATCGCTGTTTGCGTTCCCCTGGCTGTTCCCGATTACTGTTTACCGCGTCAATTAGTCGCTCTGGGGGAAATAGTGTGTAGTGCAGATGCCTTTAATGCAGATGATCAATGGTACGACGTGGTCAGAAGGGCCGATAAAGCAGTTATCTATAGCTTCTCGGCGGAAGGGAGATATCTAGTTTATCGAGTAAATGGAATAGTTTCATTACGACCATTACTCGAAGAGGAAGAAATCTTCACTCTCAACGGGTTCATGCAATTTGCAAAACGGCTAGGGTACCGAATTACACCACCGTCTGATATTATTCTTTCATAGGCCTGAACACCCTATACCTGATGCGCCACGGAGAGAACCATGGCGCTAGAATTACAACTTATCAAACACCACTCAGGAATACTGATCCCGGCCACGCCCGAGACCAGCGATATCCTGCAATCCAAAACCCGGCTCGGCGATGTTCTTGTTGCCGAGTTCAGGCGGGTACGAAACCCGGCATTTCACCGTCGCTTTTTCGCGCTTCTCAATCTTGGTTTTGAATACTGGGAACCAACTGGCGGGGCTATCTCGAGTAACGAGCGGAAGCTGATCACTGGCTACGCCAGGTTCCTGGCTTCGTATGGTGGGAATGAAGGGGCGCTGATCGATGCAGCTGAGCAGTATCTTGAGCAGGTTGCTTACCGGCGCGTCACGAATGGCATTAGCCTGTGCAAGTCTTTCGATGCATACCGCTCATGGGTGATCGTTGAGGCAGGGCACTTTGATGCCATTCAGCTACCTGACGGAACGCTCAAAAAGCATCCTCGCAGCATCTCGTTTGCCAACATGGACGAACTCGAGTTTCAGCAGCTCTATAAAGCTGCGCTCGATGTTCTATGGCGCTGGGTCTTGTCCCGTTCATTCCGCAGCCGTGACGAGGCCGAAAACGCCGCCGCGCAGCTGCTTGGCTTTGCGGGGTGATGGGGATGAAGAAGACCTGGTTCCACCACACCGATTGCAGCACCGAACAGGCCGACGAACTGGTCAAGCGTTACAAAGCGCGCGGCGTGCCCGTTGAGCGCAGCCTAAACCAAGATTACGTGACCTGGACTGTCAGTGCATTCCTGCCGATCTCAAATACACCAGCCCGCCCGGACAGTCGATGGCGAAACCGGATGTGGGGGTGAACGTGAAGACATATCAAATCACTTTGCCCTGGCCGCCGAGCAACAACCGGTATTACAGGCACAACCGCGGGCGCACGCATATCAGTGCTGATGGCGTCGCGTATCGCTATGCGGTGGCCAGTGTCATTCGAAGCGCTCATCTTAATATCCGGACGGCTGCACCACTCAAAATCCTAATTGAATGTCACATGCCCGACCGCCGGCGCCGTGATCTGGATAATCTGCAGAAGGCTGCATTTGATGCGCTCACCAGGGCTGGATTCTGGCTTGATGACTGTCAGGTGGTCGATTATCGCGTTGTGAAGATGCCGCTCGTGAAAGGCGGCCGTCTCGAACTGACTATTACAGAACTGGAGGCCTCATGAATCCAGAGCTCATCGAAATATTCTGCATTCGTTGGAAAAGTCTACGTGTTTATCGGCGCTCCGGTTCGGTGCTGGTGGACTATCGCATCCTTCGTAACTTTATTCGCATTTACTACATGGCAGGAGTTGCTGTATGAACCTCGAAAACACCGTGAAATACCACTTTGCAAAGTCCACGAAGATCAGCGACTCCCCACGTGCTACCGCATCCGATTCCCTGACCGGTACGGACATCATGGCAGCTATGGGTATGACGCAGGAACGCGCGGCTATGGGGTACAGCGCTTTCCTCGGTAAGATGGGGATCAGCCATAACGACAGGGAGAGGGCGATCGCGCTGCTGGCTGAATATGCGCTGGCAAAATGCGATAAGGTTGCCGCGCTGCGCAAGTTGGGCGAAGGAGTTAAGCCGCTGGTAATGCATCAGCTGGCCACGTTCGCGTTTGAGGACTACTCCCGCAGCGCAGCCAGCTTAAAAAAGTGCGATTGCTGCGCGGGGCAGGGGTTTATTGAGGCTGACCTGTTCACCATGAAATCGCACTATACCACGAGGCTCCCTCAATGGGCCAAAGACCTTAAACAATCGCCGAGTGATTTCGAAGTTAAGCGCCAGGTGAAAGAAGTGGTACGGGTGCTATGCTCGACCTGTAAAGGGAAGAAGGTTGTCAGCTGTGCCTGTAATGACTGCCAGGGACGCGGAAAAGCTGTCAGCAAGACGCTGACAGAAAAGCAGGGCGTGCCGGTTCTGACCGATTGCAAACGCTGCCGTGGACGCGGCTATGAGCGAATCCCTTCTACTGAGGCTTATGCAGCTATTTGCCAGATTACGGATGCGATCACGCTTGATACCTGGAAGAAGTCAGTTAAGCCATTCTACGATCAGCTCATCTCCAAGTTTGATATCGAAGAGGCCTGGGCTGATGCGCAGCTGAAGCAGATAACAAAATAGGGCGTGAATTTATCGTGAACTATTTACTTTTCCCGAATCTGTGGTAATTTTGCTCTAACGATGGGTTATTGCCTTCGTTTAAAGCCCTGCGGTTAACCCCGTGGGGCTTTTTGCTTCTGGCGATTTAAGAATTATTGAAGAGCTAGCGCTGTAACGGAAAAAAAGTGATGCTTCGCCAGTTGCGAGCCTTTTAGTATCCATGGAAGAAGTAGCGAATCTTCAAGCCGATAAACTTCAACACTGGCCAGACATAATGTTGGATTAAAAATAGGACAGGTGGAACAACTAATGTCGCTCCAGTTGCGCAGAGTGCGTATACCGCCGAGTCCTTTGCGATTAATGAGTAATTTAGGTTAAGTGTTTCAAGATTAATTGCATTGGCTGTACTCGAACCTACAAATCCAGAGCCAAAAACAACCAGAAACACATAAAGTGATACTGTTATGAGCCTTAAAATTAACCGAATGTATTTCACGATGAACACCTGCTGATTGATGTCATCGTTTTACACAAATGCCATCTGTTTAGCTAGCTTATAGGTCGCTTGGTTCTAAATAATATCCTGTTCATTGCCTTACCCTCACATTGCCAGCCTGTCGCTGGCTTTTTAATTTCAGGCTCCAGGAACCATCATCGACACGCCTTTTTGTTAAATCGTCCCGACGGACTGACCCCTTTCAAACACACAGCACCCGCTAACTACGCGAGGTGAGAGTATGTATCGCATGGACAAACTAACCACCGGTGCTGCTTACGGCGCTTCAGCCGGTAGCATCCTAAACGGCATGCTGAATGCCTACAGTCCCGAGCAGTGGAACGCTATCGGTGTGCTGGTGGGCATCATCGTCGCCGTACTGACGTATCTGACAAATCTCTATTTCAAGATCCGTGAAGACAACCGTCGCAACAGGAGCCGAGATGAACCCGACACTCAGAAATAAGCTGGTGGGCACCATTGTTGGCGGAGCCAGCGCTATCTCTATAGCAGCAGTCATGCTGGGCAATGCAGATGGTCTTGAAGGGCGTCGTTATTACGCTTATCAGGATGTCGTCGGTGTCTGGACTGTTTGTGATGGACATACCGGGGCTGACGTTCGCCGCGGTCACCGCTACACAGATAAAGAATGTGACGCTTTGCTGCAGTCTGATTTGCAACAAGTAGCTAACGCCATTGATCGGCTGATCAATGTTCACATCCCTGAGCCAACCCGCGCCGCACTTTACTCTTTCACCTACAACGTAGGAGTAGGAGCGTTTAGCAGATCGACGCTGCTGAAAAAATTAAATTCCGGCGACGTTCCGGGTGCATGCAAAGAACTGCAGCGCTGGACGTATGCCGGTGGCAAACAGTGGAAGGGCCTGATAAGCCGTCGTGGGATTGAGCGCGAAGTCTGTGAGTGGGGACAGAAATGAGTCGAATAACAGCCATCATCTGCGTTGTCGTTTTCTGTATGCTTGTTTGCATGGCATTGGCGATTAAACACTATCGTGACAACGCCATCACCTACAAAGACCAGCGCGATAAGGCCACTGAGCAGCTCAGCGTAGCTAACGCCACCATCAAAGATATGCAAGTGCGCCAACGTGATGTCGCTGCGCTGGATGCCAAATACACGAAGGAATTGTCCGATGCGAAAAAAACCATTAACGATTTGCGTCGGGATGTCGATTCTGGCGCTAAACGGCTGCGCATCGCCGCAACCTGCCCTGGAGTGCCAAAAGCCACCTCCGCCCCCGGCGTGGATGATGCAGGAGCCCCCGAACTTACTCCAGACGCTCGACGGAATTATTTCGATCACCGGGACGGAATCGCAACCGCTGAGAAGATGATTCGCGGCATGCAGGACTACATCAAGGAACAGTGCCTAAAATAAAAATATTTTCGAGTGGCCATGTCTATTCATGGCTATTCAAACGTACTCATGGCTATTAATTGGCTAGCTATATCTAATTGAAATTTAATGCTTTACTCAAGCCTCGCATCCGTGAGGCTTTTTATTTTGCGGTGACACCCCGCACTAAGAACTGCCGACCGAATCGGTAGAGCATGTGTCTGCGATAACTGCCCGATCCTGATTGGCAATTGCAAATACGATGCAAATAAAACACACCGAACCCTAACCTGTAAAATGAGCCTTTGGAGACGTCAGTTTAATGCTGGCGAGCTTTCGGTGGGCTGGCGTTTCAATTCGGCAAAGGTTCATCTCAAAGAGTAGGTACACGCTATGAATAATCCGTCAGTTATTCCGGCTTTCGACTTCCGAGAAATGGTGCAAGCCAAAAACGGAGAGGTCGTTACCACATCCAGAAAAGTTGCCATGTACTTCGGCAAGCGTCACGGCGATGTGCTCAGGAAAATCGAGCAGGTTAAGGCAGATTGCTCGAGTGAATTTAGCCAACGCAATTTTGCGTCGGCTGATTATATCGATGAGCAGGGTAAGGTTCGCCCGATGTATAGCCTGACGAAAGATGGCTGGATCATGGTTGTGATGGGGTTCACTGGGAAAGCTGCTGCGGCGATCAAAGAAAGTTACATCTCAGCGTTCAACTGGATGTCTGAGCAGCTTAGCCGTCGTCTTGCTATGGGCGAAGAAATGCAGCACCGCTACGCCATCAAAGAAACGCGCTCAAAGCTGAAAGGCACGATCGGCAGCCGGTTGATGAACGAGCGGAAGAAAGAGAAGCTAGTTCTGGAGCTCGAGCATGAGCACATCATGCAGGTAACGCAGCCTGATTTACTCATTGGCTGATCGCGGCATTACAGAAGCTCTTCACTGAGGGGCTTCAATAATGCTTTATTCAGACAAATCATAAGGGTAGTCTGTAACCTCCATAGCAAAAGGAGGTTGTCATGTTAGAAAACTATTTTGATAAAACCAGTAAAACAGACGAAGAGGCAATTCAGAAATCTCAGCGTTTACTTGCTGTTCAGGCGGCGTTAGAGATTGCCAAGGCTTCGGTAGGTAGCTCTGATGCGGCAACGGCTTGCAAAACCGATGTAGAACTTAAGTATGTTTCTGAGCATGTTTCTGAGCTTGCTGATGCCATTCAGGAGGCGCTTAAGCTAGGCTGATGTTGATTATGGCATTACCCATACTAAGAACCGCCTCCGGGCGGTTTTTTATTGCCTTTACAATGGGGTTCATCGCAGTGGTAGCCTCCTCATCATACCAATGGCTTTCCTGTTATCTTGTAATGGATAACGCTTAAGGCGAACCATGCCAGCAAGCAAGTGATAGGTGCGTGCAGAATCGCAACCCAGTCATGGGAAGTAATCATCTCATCTCCTTTTCAAAATGTGTTGGGAATGGCCACGATTTGGCCTTCTATAGTGGTCTTTAATCCGGAGTGCGCCACATTCGACGGTCTTGTTCTATGTGGGTATCCTATAGTGAGGGTTAAAGTTTTCCGCCACCCTCTTGAAAATTTAGTAGAGTTAACTGAATAACAATTCGATGGAGATTAACATGACTGCTTTAATGATTGCGGTATTGGCTCTCGTTGTCGCAGCCTGGCACGAGATAAATGGGTTCCCCGCTACAAACAAAAGCCTCTTGCAATTGCAGGCTGAGGTGGCTGAGCTCAAAGATGAAAACAAAGAGCTCTCAGAGCGATTAAGCTTCCTAGGAGGTGAGATGCAGGAATTGTCAAACACACTCGAACGGTTAAAAGATCCAGAATATCACGCGTTGCTGGATGCCGGTGATGGACATGGTCTGTACGAACTTGAAAAATCGCGCAGCGAAATCTAAAAGCCGCCTCCGTGCGGTTTTTTATTGCCATCACCATGGACAAAACCATCGTAATGGCAATTTGTATCAACGGAATGCTGCAAGTGCTAAGGCAAAACCCCGTTCAACGTTTCTATGATTCATTGGCTCCTTATAGTGCATCGTAGATTTCCCTGGCCCACCAATTTCATAACCTTCATATTGGTATGAGTGAAGCCAATAGATTTTTTCATCCCTTCTATCTTCATGAATCCAATATCTCCATTCAGGTGTGGATAAGATATGTTCAATAGGAGTAAGGCGATCCCATTTATTTAATGGCAAGATGTTTGGTGTTTTGGGTGATGGAGCACCGGCTGCTAACCATACTTTTTGAGCTGGCCTATCGTAGGCTAAGATGCGGGCCTTGCGGGCTTCAACTGAAATTATTGCATCATCTGATGGTTTAACTTCAAAGTATGCTTGAAAGTCATCTATGTAAAAATCGGGAATGTAAATTTCACCCGTTGAGAGTTCGATACGTTCAGGCTCATAAGAAAAACTCAAACCAAGAGCATCAAAGAACACAGCCCAGCGAGCTTCCGTCCGGGAACGGTACTGAACGCCTTGAAAATTAGTTGGGATAACATTTTCTCCACGACCAACAACCATAAATTCTCCTAATAAATTCTTGTTAAATGTAAGGCTATTATATGGCAAAACCGGACTGGGGCGAGCTTCAGCAACGGTTCCTGTCCGAACATGCCGCAACCGGCGTATCCCCGAAGGAATGGTGTGAAGCGCAGGGACTGAACTATGCGACTGCCCGCCGATACATCAAAAAATCTTCTGCGCAAATTGCTTACAAATCTGCTCATAAAAAAATGCGCACTGCGCAAAAGGAAAAATGCGCAGAGCAGCTGGTGGATGATGATGGACTTACAACTCAGCAGCGCTTATTTGTCGCGGAGTACCTGAAGGACAACAACGCTACTGCCGCCGCTGCACGTGCTGGTTATAGTGATCCAAACTATGGTCGTCAGCTCATAGCGAATCCTAACGTTGCGCAGGCTATTGCGCAGCAGCAGAAAGCCTCCATTGTGCGCATGCTTGGCAGTGCCGATGAAGTCCTCGCCCAGATGTGGCAGCTCGCCACTTTCGATGCAAACCAACTCTCACAATTCCGCCGCGGTGCGTGCCGTTTCTGCTGGGGCTTCGGTCATCACTACCAGTGGCGAGATATGGTGGAGTTCGAAGAGAAGCGGCTGGAAGCTACAGAACGCGATAAGCGCGAGCCCGTCGATGTTGGCGGTTACGGCTACGACCACAACCGAGAGCCTAACCCTGAATGCCCGCGCTGCAACGGCGATGGCATTGGCCAGCCTTACTTCCCTGATACGCGCAAACTCCCGGCCGCTTCCAGGCTCGCCTATTCAGGCGTGAAGGTTGGCAAAAATGGCGTCGAAATCACAGCTATCAGCCGCGAACGGATGTTCGAAGCAGTTATGAAACGGCTTGGCCTTGCTGATAGCGAGTTCGCTCAGCGCCTGCAGCAGATTGAAATCGAACGCCGGCAGCTGGAGGTGGAAAAACTCCGCAAGGAGCTGGCGGGTGATGGTGAGGACGATGAACCAACCCCAGTGCAGATCAATATCAACGTAGTGGATGCGAGGGTAGACGATGGGGATCAGCCCGACACTTAACATTCCTCAGGCGCGCTTCCTCGCAATGCAACACAAGTTCAAGGCCTACGTTGCCGGGTTCGGTTCCGGTAAGACGTGGGTGGGGTGTGGCGGCATCTGTAAGGGTATGTGGGAACACCCTAAGATTAACCAGGGTTACTTCGCGCCAACGTACCCGCAGATTCGTGACATCTTCTACCCGACGATAGAGGAGGTGGCCTTTGACTGGGGGCTGAGCGTCAAAATCAACGAGGGGAACAAAGAGGTTCACTTCTACGAGGGGCGACGGTTCCGCGGGACCACAATCTGCCGCTCGATGGAGAAGCCCGGCTCGATAGTTGGTTTCAAAATCGGTAACGCGATGGTCGATGAGCTGGACGTCATGGCGGCTGCCAAAGCGCAGCAGGCCTGGCGAAAAATCATCGCTCGTATGCGTTACAACATTCCCGGTCTGAGGAATGGAATTGACGTAACGACCACGCCGGAAGGCTTCAAATTTGTCTACCAGCAGTTCGTGAAGGCGGTGCGGGATAAGCCCCAACTGGCTGCTCTGTATGGACTGATCCAGGCCAGCACGTTCGACAATGCGAAGAATCTACCGCCTGATTACATCCCATCGCTGCTGAGCTCTTACCCTGACGAACTGATTCAGGCCTATCTGCGCGGGAAGTTCACCAACCTTAACAGCGGGACCATTTACCACACCTTCAACCGTAAGCTAAATAACTGTTCTGACGAGATTCAGGATGGAGATCCGCTGTTTATCGGCATGGACTTCAACGTTGGAAAAATGGCCGCGATTGTTCACGTTAAGCGTAATGGCCTGCCGCGTGCAGTTCGTGAGTTGGTGAAGGTCTACGACACCCCGGCGATGATCAAACGCATCCAGGAGGAGTTCTGGCGCTACGAGGATGGACGCTACGTTAAAAGCCGTGAGATTTACATCTATCCGGATGCCTCGGGCGACTCCCGCAAATCGCAGAACGCCAGCAAGACCGATATCGCCCAGCTTAATGACGCTGGTTTCAGCGTCATTGTCGATGATGCCAACCCGCCAGTTAAAGACCGCATCAACTCGATGATGCCATGTTCTGTAACGCCAACGGTGAGCGGCGATATCTGGTCAACGTCCAGAATTGCCCGGTGTATACCGAGAGCCTAGAGCAGCAAATATGGGCGGCAAACGGCGAACCGGATAAGTCGGCTGATAACGATCACCCCAACGACGCTGGTGGGTACTTCATCGTGAAGGATTACCCGATCGTGAAGCCAGCATATTCAATCACCATGGACACTACTTTCTGATATGGCAAACGACGACATCACCTGGGTTCGACCAGAACACCGGGCGGCTTCTGCTGCCTGGAAGAAATACCGTGACTTTTGCAAAGGGGCTGAAGCTGTAAAGGAGGCTGGTAACAAGTATCTGCCTTATCTCGACCCTTCAGATAAATCGTGCCGAAATCGCAAACGCAACGATGACTACCTGAGCCGTGCTGTGTTTTATGCCATAACAGGTAATACGAAGATCGGCATGCTTGGCCTGGCGTATCGAAAGGACCCAACCTTTAACGGTCCGGAAAAGCTTAAGTACCTTTTGGATAATGCCGACGGCGCAGGCACAAGTATCTACCAGCAGTCGCAGCTGGTGGCAGAGAACATTCTGGAGGTTGCGCGAGAAGGTATTTATGTCGATTACGCAGAAGAAACTAACGAGGCGATCATCCTCCGCTATCCGGCAGAGAACATCATTAACTGGAGAACAAAGCGTATTAACGGACGCGATCAGTTGGTGCTGGTGGTCCTGCGCGAATGCGTAGAAGAGCCGGATGGTTACGCTTACAAGGATGAAATCCAGTACCGCGAGCTGGCGCTGGAAGAAGGGAAATTCATCTGCCGGGTATGGCGCCGCGCCGGCGGCACTGCCAGTGGAACATACACCGTCGACAGTGAGTACCACCCTAAGCCCAAAGGGCTGGATTACTGGGATGAAATTCCGTTCACTTTTGTTGGCGCCCAAAACAACGATCCCACTATCGATGATTCTCCTCTGGCGGCACTGGTGGAGATTAACCACGGTCATTACCGCAACAGCGCTGACTATGAGGACAGCGTATGGTTCTGTGGTCAGGTGCAGCCGTATATGACTGGTCTTGATACCAACTGGCGTGATCACCTCGAGAAGAAGGGCGTGAAAATTGGTTCCCGATCACCGCTTTTACTTCCCAAGGATGGATCGTTTGGCTATGCCCAGGCGCAGCCGAACATACTGGCGAAAGAAGCTATGGACAGCAAACGCGATTACATGGTTCAGCTGGGTGCCCGACTGATTGAGCAGAACGCCACAGCGAAGACTGCGACACAAGCGAGCGGTGAGCAATCTTCTTCGACATCAGTGCTCGGTATTTGCGTTTCAAACGTTTCTGAGGCCTACACGCTGGCGCTGGGCTGGTGTGCGAAATACCTCGGCATCAAGGATGAATCGACGAGCTACACGATTAACCAGGAATTCATAGCGAAGGTTGCCGAGTCAGGCATGGTCACTGCGATAGTTAACGCCTGGCAATCAGGCGCCCTGCGTGATAGCGATATGATTCGTGCCTTACAGAAACTGGACTTGATTGATCCTGCCGACAGCCCGGACGAAGTGATTGATGCAATTCGCAACCAGGCCCCAACGATGACGGGAGGCTGAGATGCCAACAGTCAACGAAAGCCTGCGTGACGAATCGATAGCACATTCGGTCTGGTTAAGCCGCTACGCCACTGGCGTGGCAAACCGGATGGTGAAGCTGCTCAATGAGACGGACGCGGACCTTTCGGTGCGGCTGCTGGATGCGCTGGACAGACTCCCGGTTGATAGCTTCACGGTTACGCGTCTGGAAAGCTTGCTCGGCAGCGTACGCGAACTTAACCATCAGGCTGTCACTTCGATGCAGACCGGGCTTGAAGGGGAACTTCTGTCGCTTTCGAAGAACGAGGTCAGCTATCAGTTGAGCCTGTTCGATTCCCTTCTTCCGTCACAGGTGCTGGCGCGCTACCCACTACAGGGAGTCACCGCTGATATGGTGTATGCTGCAGCAATGGCGCAGCCTTTTCAGGGGCGCCTGCTGAGCGAGTGGGCGAGCAATCTGGAATCGGACAGGCTGGCGCGCATCGTTAATGCTGTGCGTCGTGGGTATCTGGCCGGTGATACGGTGGAAGCCATTGCGCGAAATGTGCGCGGCCACGCCAATAAAGACTATCGCGACGGCGCGCTTCAGATGAGCAGGGCAAACGCCGCAAGCATCGCTAAAACAGCCGTTAATCATCTGGCGGCTACAGCGCGCAACAGTTTCACCAGCGCCAACAGCGATATCGTGAAGGGCAAACAATGGCTGTCTACGCTGGACAATAAAACCAGTCACGATTGCATTATTCGCGACCTTCTCCGCTATACGCTTGAGAACAAGCCAGTAGGGCACAAAGTACCTTACCTGCAAGGGCCCGGGAAAATTCATTTCTGCTGTCGTTCGACCGAAACGTTGATTCTGAAGTCCTGGCGAGAACTCGGCATCGATATCGACGAGATGGATGAGGGGACTCGTGCCAGCATGGATGGACAGGTACCGGGGAAAACATCGTATCTGGAATGGCTCGCGCGCCAGCCGGCACAACGCCAGGATCAGGTTCTGGGTGCCGAGCGTGGCCGTCTGTTCCGCGCGGGTGAAATCGACCTGGCTGATATGTTCACTGATAAAGGCGAATGGATTAGCCTGGAACGTCTGAAGCAGCTCTCATGCACAGACAACTAACAATCACATCTTACTCCACGCCCTGGCATCCGCCGGGGCTTTTTTATGGGCGAGGCCCGACAAAATCCCGAGGGGAAATTATGTTAATCCGAAACATGCTTTTGAAGTATTACGCTCCAGAAAACGGCGGTGATGGTACTGGCGGTGGCGGCATTGAAATTACGCCGGAAATTCAGAAGCTAATCGATGAGCGTGTGACGAATGAAGTCACCGGTCTGAAAACCAAAAACTCAGAACTGCTGGGCACTATTAAACAGCAAAAAGAAAACTTGTCCCGATATGACGGTATCGACCCTGACGCCGTGCGCGGCATCCTACAACGTTTTTCCGACGATGAAGAGGCAAAGCTGATTGCCGCCGGGAAAATTGATGAGGTGCTGGATAAACGCACCGAACGTATGCGCGCTGATGTTGATAAGCAAATCAAATCAGCAAACGAACGCGCAGATAAAGCCGAAGCGTTCTCTAACAAATTCCGGGATCGCGTCCTGGGTGATGCTATCCGTGCAGCAGCTGCGAAAACTGGCGCGCTGCCGGAAGCATCCGACGATCTGATCCTGCGTGCCAAAGGCACTTTCAAGCTCAACGACGAAGGCGAGGCCGTAGCGGTTGACGCAAATGGCGATGTTCTTTTCGGTAAGGACGGCAAAACTCCGTTAAGCCCACTTGAATGGGCGGAGTCTCTCAAAGAGACGGCTCCGCATCTGTTTCCGCGTGCAGAAGGTACTGGCGCTGGTGGACACAAGCCGGGTAATGGCGGTGGCAGTCTGAAGCGTTCCGAAATGAGCGCCAGCAATAAAGCGGACTACATCCGCAAGCACGGCCAGCAGGCCTATCTCAAATTGCCTAAGTAAGGATTAATTAATGACTACGACTGTAAACACCGACCTGATTATTTATGACGACCTCGCGCAGACTGCATTTCTTGAGCGCCGCCAGGATAATCTGGAGGTATTTAACGCCGCCTCTAACGGCGCAATCATCCTGGATAACGAACTGATTGAAGGTGATCTCCGCAAACGTGCTTTCTATAAAGTTGGCGGCTCTATCGAATCTCGCGACGTTAACTCCACTGACCCGGTAACGGGTAAAAAAATTGGTGCAGGTGAGTCTGTCAGCATCAAAGCACCATGGAAATACGGCCCGTATGAAACCACTGAAGAGGCGTTTAAACGTCGTGGGCGTTCTGTTGATGAATTCTCTGAAGTGATCGGCGTCGATGTTGCGGATGCCACGCTGGAAGGCTACATCAAATATGCTCTTCAGGGACTGATTGCTGCTATTGGTGCGAACGCCGACATGACCGTAACCGCCGACATTGCTACCGATGGCAAAAAAACGCTAACCCGCGGCCTTCGTACCTACGGCGATAAGTTCAACCGCGTCTCCCTGTTCGTCATGCACTCCACTACCTACTTTGACATTGTTGATCAGGCCATCGACAACAAAATCTACGAAGAAGCGGGTGTGGTGGTGTACGGCGGTCAGCCTGGTACGCTGGGGAAACCTGTTCTGGTGACCGACACTATGCCAGTTGATGCGATTCTGGGGCTGGTGGCTGGTGCAGTGTCCGTAACTGAATCACAGGCTCCGGGCTTCCGTTCCTACGACATCAACGACCAGGAGAACCTCGCAATCGGCTATCGCGCAGAAGGCACGGTCAACGTTGAACTGCTGGGTTATAGCTGGGATGAAACGAAGGGCGTAAACCCTGACCTGACGAAAATCGGTACTGGCGCGAATTGGAAGAAGCACTTCACCAGCAACAAATCAACGGCGGGCGTGCTGATTAAACTGGAATCCGCGGTGGGGAAGTAACGCTGTCAGCGGATAAAACTTCCGCTACTGCTGACAGCACCGACGCGGTAACTGTGTCCCTGAAGTACACGCTGAACGGCTCCGGTGTATCCGGTAAAACCGTCGCGTGGACGTCCACAGGGGGCGCGCTCAGCACGGCCAGTTCTCAAACCGGCTCTGCTGGTGGTGCAACGGTGAAACTCACATCAGACGCGGCTGGAGCCTTCACGGTAACCGGCACGGTTGACGGCGTGGCGAAAACCACAGAGGAGATCACCTTCACTGCGCCTTCCGGTGAATAACCACTGGGGCGAAAGCCCCATAAACTGGATGATTCGATGATCAATACCGATATCACTTCTCCGGATGCCAACAGCTACGCCACAGAAGACGATTTGACCGCTTTCGGCGCGCTACGCGGCATTGAGCTGCCTGACAACCTTATACCTTTGCTGATTAAAGCAATGGACTACCTCGAGGGGCTGGACTGGGTTGGCTCAAAAGCTGATCCGAGACAGGCTCTGGCATGGCCACGCGTGAATGTCGTTCTGGATGAACATGATTTCCCGCCGGATGAAGTTCCACGGCAGGTAATAACCGCGCATTGCATGCTGGCGGTAGAGGCAATCGACGGCGATTTACTCTCAAGCGTGCGCGAGGCCGCTGTGAAAACTGAACGCGTTGAAGGTGCTGTCACCATGACCTATGCGGTCGCAGATGGTGAAGTCTTCACGCCGTCCTATCCTGCTGTCATCGCGCTGCTGGGCGACCTCGCTGGTGGTCGTGGTTACGCCATCAATGCATTTGCAGAGAGGGCCTGATATGGCGATTGATTACCAACGAATGCAGGCCAGAACGACCCTCATGCTCAGGAAGAACGGCGCGACGTACAACGTCACCCGTAAAGGTTCGGTAACGGTTATCGGCGGCGTTGAACATAAAACTGAAGCAGTCCGTTTTACTGCTGTAGGCGTAAAGACCGAATACGCACCAGGCGAAATTGATGGAACGGTCATCGTTAACGGTGACTTACAGATCGTTTTTACGGCAGAGCACGAAATTAAAATCGGCGATGTGGTTGATATTGACGGCACAGCCTACCGTGTTGTCAAACCGAACCCGGCAAAACCTGCCTCACTAGTGCTCTGCTATAAATCACAGCTGAGGGCTTAACATGGGTGAGAACGCTGCATTTATGGCTGAAATCACAGCGTTCGTGAATAAGGCAAAAGCCAATAAAGAAGCCGTGGTACGTGCTGTTGGCATCAAAATACTCAATCAACTGGTGATGATGTCACCTGTCGGCAACCCTGAACTGTGGGAAGTGAATCAGACGGCTGTTGCCTATAACAAAGCCGTTTACGACCACAATCAGACGCAGGTAATGGACCCGGCAAACCGCACCAAAACCGGGCGACTGAAGAAAAAAGCCCGGGTGGTGGATGGGATGGATATCAAAGCACCGCCGGGATATACGGGCGGACGCTTTCGCGGTAACTGGCAGGTTTCTTTTGACTCACCCACAACGGATGAGACGGGGCGCATTGATAGAACAGGGAACCTGACGAAGGCGGCGGGTAATTACACGCTTTCTCTGTTCAAAGTGGGCATGAGAGCGATCTACTTCTGCAACAACGTTCCTTACGCATACCCACTTGAAGTGGGGCATTCCACACAGGCTCCTGGAGGAATGGTCCGCATAACTGCAGCTGAGTTTCAACGCTTCTTTGAGGAAGCTGTAAGGGAGGTTACTAAGTGATCCCTGATATTGCATCTGCACTGGCCGCCAGACTGGGTACATGGGCCAATGCCGAGGGTATTTCGGTTGCATGGGAGAACGTGCCGTTCACACCTCCTGCTAACGAAATGTACCTGGCCGTTCACGATATGCCCGTTACGCCGCGAACAATCGATCTCGGCTTGCGCTGCCGGACTTATTCAGGCGTGTACCAGATCAATGTCGTGGCACCAGCCGGCTCCGGCCGAACCTCCGTCGTTGCTCTGGCGGGCAGAGTTGCGGAGTTGTTCCCCGAAGGGCTGGAAATTGCAGGTAAAGACTTTACCTGCTGGATTAGCAGCGCGCCTGGCATATTCCGCGGCGTCACTACACCTGTGTCCTACACCGTTCCTGTCAGCCTGAATTATCGGGCAGACATTACCAACTGATTCCCTCTCTGATGCCCCACAACTTTCCGGCTTAATGCCGGATTTCTTGTTTCTGAAGGAGAAACCATTATGGGCTTTGCACTGCCTAACGGCGCTCATGTTTATCTGGCGTCGGGCTACGGCCCGGCCATTACTTTCACCGGAGCGACGAATGCTGAGCACGCGGTGATCACCGTCAGCGCCGCGGACGATATTGCGGTCGGCGATATCGTTCACGTGAACTGCAACTGGTCGGGTATTGATAACGTTATCGCGAAAATCGACGCGATTGCGGAGAATGCTGTCACTCTTCGCAACATCAATACTACGAACAAAAACAAATACGCTACGGGCGGCGGTTCCGGCTCCATTCGCAAGATTGAAGAATGGACCGAACTACCGCAAATCACTGAGGTATCGAAATCCGGCGGTGATCAGAACACCACACAGATTCAGTTCCTGAGCGATGACCGCCAGCGAAACCTGAACACCTATAAATCCGCAGTCTCGCAGACCTACTCGATCGCGCATGACTCCACGCTCCCGGTATATCCATTGCTGCGCCAGCTGGACGAAGATGAAGAGACCGTGGCGGCTTACATGTACGTGCCAAAGGCGAAGGAGAACCGTTACTGGGCGGCCACGGCATCTTTTGACGACACGCCGACTACGGCGGTGAACGAAGTCGAAACGGTAAGCGTCGTGCTGAACCTGCAATCGCCTGCGATGACCTTCTACAAGGTCGACTCGGGAAAAGCTGAGACAGTAGCGGTAACCGGCGTCAGCCTGGATCGGCCAACCCTGAGTATTAAACAAGGGGCAACCGCCACGCTGATCGCTACTGTCGAACCATCTAACGCCACCAATAAAACGGTAATCTGGACATCTTCAGATGAGTCGATCGCAACGGTTGATGCTTCTGGCAAGGTCAGTGGCGTTGCGGAAGGCAATGCCGCTGTCACAGGTACGACCGCCGATGGCGCGAAAACCGCGTCCTGTGATGTCACCGTTACTGCTGCAAATTAATCCCGGCCCCAATCGGGGCCACAACTCTACGGGAAAAACATGGCTACCAAATTCACCCTTCAGCCCAAACCTACTTTCAAGGCCAACGTCTCGATCCCGCGCGCTGGCGATGAGGATGGCGTACTGACATTCACATTCAATCATAAGCCACTCAAAGAGCTGGCTGACCTGGAAAAACTGGAAGGCAAAACCGCCATTGATTTTCTTATGGAAATCATCGCAGGCTGGGCGCTCACTGATGTTTTCAACGCAGAAAACCTCTCGTTACTGCTGGAGAATTACCCGGCGGCCATGAAGGCTATCCCTGAAACCTACTATCGCGAATTGATGGGGCAGCGCGAAAAAAACTGATAGCGGTTGCCTCTGCGTTCTATACGCCTGAACCAACAGCGGCAGACCTGGCACCCTATGGGCTTACGCCGGATGATTACGACGATCAATACATCGACGTCTGGCCAGATGTATGGCCTTCATTTCTGGTGTTTCAGGCTGTCAGTACGCAGTGGCGTACGGGCATGGGCGGCGCGTCCGGGCTTGATTACAACGTGCTGCCCTGGGTAATGCGCCTGCACCATGTCGACGACGAGGCAACCGCGCTTTCAGATATCCGAATCATGGAGAGCGCTGCACTAAAAGTTATGCATAAAGAGAGGGCGGAATGAGTAACGACATCGCCACAATTTCCCTGCGCGTGAATACCAGTGAGCTGGAGCGTGGTAACCAGGCACTTGATCGCTTTCAGGAAACTGCGACCGCGGCGGCCGGTAAAGCTGATGACCTGAACAGTACGTTCCGTACCGGGATTGATAACCAGAAAAAAAACAGCGAAAGCCTGAAGCAGCAGCGCCAGGAGTTGCAGAACCTTCTGAATAAAATTAGTCCGGTAAACAAGGCGTTGGATGAACTGGACACTATCCAGGAGAGCCTGGCGAAATTTCGCGGTAAAGGGCTGGTGGGAGACGAGGATTTTACTCGTTACAACAGCGTGCTTGAGACGACGCGGGCAAAACTGGCTCAGGTCATGGAAGCTGAGACTGCTGAAGGGCGGGCGCGGATTGAACAGGCTCAGGCGGCGCAGCGGGCAGCGGCCTCGGCGAAAACGTTTATTTCCTCACTGGAAGAGCAAACCGCGGCGATTGGTAAAACCCGCTCCGAACTTCTTGAGTTGAAAGCCGCACAGCTTGGTGTTTCAGACCAGGCCGCGCCGATGATTGCAAAGCTTAAAGAGCAGGAAAACGCCTGGAAGAATGGCTCTATCAGCGCGGGCCAATATCGTAATGCTATGCGTTATCTCCCGATGCAAATGACCGACATAGTGACCTCACTGGCATCCGGTATGCCGGTTTATATGGTTGCTATTCAGCAGGGCGGTCAGCTACGTGACTCGTTTGGCGGTGTAGGCAATGCTCTGAAAGCGATGTTGTCTATGGTGACGCCTGCTCGCCTGGCTATTGGTGGCCTGGCTGGCGCTGTATTGATCGCGGCAAAAGCGGGAGCGGACTATTTCACAGCCTACGACGAAATTAACAAGGCTATTATCAGGACTGGCAACATTGCCGGCACGTCAGCACTCCAGATCATGGCTTCCTCCCAGTCGATTGCTGCCTCTACTGGCGCTACTGTAGGAACCGTTCAGAGTCTGATGACTGAACTGGTTGGAATGGGATCGCTGACACAGCAACAACTTGAAAAAGCCGCGGGCTCCACGGCGCTGGCGGTTGAAACGGGCATCGTCTCTGCGCAGGATATTACCAAAGCATATAAGGACATTGAAAAAGACCCGGTTAAAGCGCTGCAAAGTCTCAATGAGCAATACAACTTCCTGACGGTTTCACAACTTAAGCATGTTGACGATCTGATCAAGCAAAAGGACCAGACCGTGGCCGTTACGCAGGCTATGGACCTGTTTGGCGATACGATGTCAAAGCGCGGAGAACAGGCTTACGACTCGCTGACGCCGTTTGGTCGCCTGTGGCTGGATATTAAAGGTTGGGCGTCTGGGGCCATGCAGAGTATCGGTCAGTGGGTAGCTGAGCTGGCATCAAACACCCTGAAGGAATTCAACGCAATTTATTACAGCGTTGCGATCGTTTTCCAGAAGCTGAACCAGATCATTTCTTCCTCTATCGCTGCCGCGATTACTCTCGTTCCTGACTGGGCGAAAACAGATACTCTGCAGTCCTGGCAGGGCTACAACGAACAAATGGCCGGTGCTTATGGTGATAGCGTTTCTCAGCTGAAAAAAGACTGGGATGCGGCTGATATCAGTGCAGGTAAATACCTCGATACGACCAGAAAAATAAGCACCGCAACCACCCAGAAGGATCGGGAAGAAGTTGCTGCTTTTGGCAAAAAGACGAAAACCGGAAAGCAGGGCACTTTGTCGGCTGGCGATCGCAGCACGGATGCTGCCCAGGCCGAGTTGCTGGCGCTTCAGGCACAGTTACGCGCACTGCAGCAGCATAAAGGGCTGAACGACACTATCAGCCAGCAGCGGAAAGACCTATGGACTACTGAAGCAAAATTTCAGGTGCTGGAGGAGGCCTCGCGTTCACGTTCACTGACAAAGCAGGAACAATCCCTGCTGGCGAGTAAAGACCAGGTGCTTCAGTTGGCACGGCAGAAAGCTCTGTTAGGTGATCAGATTACCGCACAGGAACAGCTGAACAAGCGCATGGACACCTCCCAGAAATACGTCACGCAGATGGCTGAAAAACAGGCAGCGTTGCTGGATGGCGCCGGGATGAGCGATCGGATGGCTCAGCGTGAACTCGCGAAAAGTCAGCTCGCTGCAGGCTGGAAAAATTCAGGTGGCTCTCTGGAGGATGAGGGTTATCAGAAGCAGCTTAAAGCGGCGAATGATTACTATGACGCAGAGGACAGGTTGCGTGGTGACTGGCTGACCGGTGTAAAAAAAGGCTGGGCTGAATTCGAAGACAGCGCGACCGATGTTTACTCTCAGGTGCAGACACTTACCAGCAATGCTTTCACCGGGATGGCCAGCACTCTTACGGACTTCTTTACTACTGGAAAAGCTAACTTCTCCGATTTCCTGACGACCTTTCTGAAAGGAACAGCCCAGATGCTGACACAGTTGGCGCTGGTTAACGGTATGAAGTCTGCCTTTGGTGGGACCTCGTTTGGTTCATTTTTCGGATTTTCTAATGGTGGCGCAGTTCCGGAATTTGATACTGGCGGCTACACGGGAGGTGGAGGAAAGTACCAACCGAAAGGCGTAGTTCATGGCGGTGAGTTTGTGTTTACGAAGGAAGCGACCAGTGCGCTGGGGGTCGGTAATCTTTATGCACTAATGCGGGGTGCTCAGGGGTATGCCGACGGCGGTTATGTTGGTCGAGCGCCGATGTATGGGCTTCAGTCATCAGCTGCTGGTGGTGTGAATATTCAAACTTCCGTAGTTGTTCAAAACCAGAATTCACAGCAGCAGGCCTCTGGAAATAACGATGCTGTTTCTCGGGCTTATAAGCAGACCATTGATCAGTCTGTACGGGCGGGTATTGCCAAAGAGCTTCAGCCGGGCAGGCTTATCTGGAATGCAATGAAATCGCGATAACTCATCGTGTCGGGTTTTTTGAACATATTATTAAACCTGTTAAGATGTTTCCGATTGAAATCAAAGGAAACATATAATGAAAAAGTTGGTTGCTATAGGTCTTGGGGCATTAATGCTGTCTGGCTGTACTGTTCGTGTTGCTGATATGACTGTGGGGAGTACCAAAAACTACAACCTGAACGCTGCTAAGTTTGAAAAAGGTCAGCGTGTTACGGGTGAGGACAAAGCTCCAATTGTCATTTTCCCGCTGGGCATTCCGAGCGTAAAAACAGCAATGGATAGGGCTATTGAAAAAGATAAGTGTTCTGTAGGCCTAAGCGATGTTGTTATCTATCAATTAAATCACGCATTTCTCTTCGGTACTTATGGTTTTCGTGTCGAAGGCACGCAGATTATTGATAAGTCTCAACTCGGTTGTGAAAATCGTTAATCTGCTACTTATACAGACAAGCCACCTTCGGGTGGCTTTTTTTATGGAGCAAGCATGGCAATCGAAACGTTCACCTGGCGAACACAGATACAGGCGGGAATGGAAGGGGCGTTTAGCCTAAAAAAGCGCTCTGCAACCTTTGGCGACGGCTATGAGCAGATCGCCGGGGAAGGCATTAACCCTGAAAAGCAGTCATGGCCTGTCACACTTACAGGGAAAAAAGCGGATATTCTTCCGGCACTGCAGTTCTTTCGTTCTCACGTCACAAAGTCATTTATCTGGACAACGCCAGTTGGCGAAACTGGGCTCTATCGGATTGAGGCCGAATCAATCAAGTCACAGCCCTTATCCAGCAATGTCATGACCATTACCGCAACATTCAAACAGGCGTATGCACCATGATCACAGCAGACTATCAAAGCCTTGAGCCCGGTAATAAAGTCCGGCTTATCGAAGTCGATGGCTCTACGTTCGGTGTGGATGATGTACTGCGATTTCACGCGTACAACCTCCCGCACACGGAAGAAGAAATCGCCGCCGCTGGTGGGGATGAAACGAAACTTGCAGCCAAGAGTATCTGGTGGCAGGGAAAAGAATATGCCGCATGGCCATACCAACTCGAAGGGCTTGAGGCATCCACCGACGGCAGCAGCGCCCAACCGAGCCTGACGGTGGCAAACATCGACAGCTCGATCACTGCGCTCTGTCTGGCCTACGACGACATGCTCCAGGCGAAGGTTACTATTCACGATACTTTTGCCCATTATCTGGATGCCAGAAACTTTCCTGAAGGAAATGCTACTGCTGATCCGCTGCAGGTCAGAAAACGGGTGTTCTACATCGATGGAAAGAACAACGAACTGGCGGGGGAAAGCGTCGAGTTTATTCTCACTAGCCCTATGGATCTTCAAGGGTTAATGATACCGACGCGTCAACTCCACTCGCTATGCACATGGTGTATCCGCAACCAGTATCGCTCGGGTGACGGGTGCGATTACGCCGGCACCAGTTACTTCGATCTGAACAATAATCCGGTTGACGATCCGTCGCTTGATGCCTGCAATGGCACGCTGACCGCATGCAGACTGCGGTTTGGTCAGAAAGAAGAATTGCCCTTCGGTGGTTTTCCGGGGACTTCCCTTATCAGGAGTTGATCATGCGTCAGAAAACGATTAACGCAGTCATGGCTCATGCTGCTGCAGAGTACCCGCGTGAGAGCTGCGGAGTGGTCGCGCAGAAAAGCAGGGTGGAGCGCTATTTCCCTTGCCGCAACCTTTCTTCTGATTCGACAGAGCAATTTCATCTTTCACCTGAGGATTACGCTGAAGCTGAAGATTGGGGGACGGTGATTGCCATAGTTCATAGCCATCCTGACGCTACGACTCAACCAAGCGAGTTGGATAAAGCGCAGTGTGATGCGACGCTGGTACCGTGGCATATCGTCAGCTGGCCTGAGGGTGATTTACGTACCATCCAGCCGCGTGGTGAACTACCGCTGTTGGAGCGTCCGTTTGTTCTGGGCGTGTACGACTGTTGGGGGCTTGTGATGAGCTATTTTCGCCAAACCCATGGCATTGAGTTGACCGACTATCGTGTGGATTATCCGTGGTGGGAGGACAGTTATTCGGACAATTTCTATCAGGAATGCTGGTATGAATGTGGTTTCCGCGAATTTGCTGGTCCCCTGCAGGCTGGCGATATGGTGATCATGCAGGTACAGGCCAATAAGTGGAATCATGCCGGCATCTTGCTTGAAGGGAATATGCTACTACATCATCTTTACGGTCACCTCAGCCAGCGTGTGCCTTATGGAGGTTATTGGCGTGACCGTACTATGAAAACTCTAAGGTATAGGGCTATTTTGTAGTCTGCGAAGACGACTTTTTACTTGTTAGGAAGGTTAGGCCATTTCATAAAGGCGAATACCCACAGCATTATGAAATGCAAACCAGGCATCGACAAGAAGATAGCCATAGCCCAGCCAAAACCGGCTTTCTGAGCCATCCGGAAGCAAGGGAAGAAAGTAAAAAGCCAGATAATGAATACTAATCCGGCCAGTGGGTTCGTTTCCATTCTAAAGTTCCTTGTGCTTTACCCATTCAGATATGTTTTTTTGATGGTATGTAAATAGCTGATTTCAAATTATTAAACAACATTAAGCTATTAGCCGCCATTTTTTATGGACCTAATATGTCTATTTTAACAATAGAACCAATACGAACCATTAGACTTTATGGAGTGCTCGGCGCTACCTTTGGCCGTGAATACAAGCTCTCAGTCGCGTCACCCAAAGAGGCCATCCGAGCCCTTTGCGTCATCGTCCCTGGCTTCGAACGTTTCCTGAATACCAGTAAGCAGCGGGGCCTGAGTTACGCTGTTTTCAGTGGGAAACGCAACCTAATTTCAGATGAGCTCGACATGGATAAAGGTTGTGAAGATATCCGTATCGCGCCTGTCATCATGGGCAGCAAGAAAGCTGGTGCATTCCAGACCATACTCGGTGCTGTTCTGGTCGTGGTTGGTGCTGCAATAGGGTATTTTTCTGGAGGAACTCTCTCAGCAGTTGGATATGGTACCGCCAAATTTGGTGCAGCAATGATGATCGGAGGCGTTGTACAAATGATGTCGCCTCAGACAGCAGGGCTTGCTAGTAAGCAATCAGCAGACAACCAGGCCAGCTATGCCTTTGGCGGTGTCACTAACACTACCGCGCAGGGCAACCCGGTTCCACTTCTATATGGAAAGCGACGCATTGGCGGTGCCATTGTCTCTGCCGGTATCTACGTTGAAGACCAACAGTAAATCCTCTCTTTACAATCTGGCCACACTAGGGTGGCTTTTTTTATGGGCGCAATATGGTTACAGCAACTGCGATTAAAGGCCGAAAAGGTGGCAGTTCCAGCTCTCGAACCCCAACCGAGCAGCCAGACGATCTCCAGTCTGTAGCAAAGGCTAAAATCCTCATTGCACTTGGCGAAGGTGAGTTCGCTGGCCAGCTCACTGGAAAGGATATTTACCTGGACGGTACTGCACTGGAAAACGCAGACGGTTCGCATAACTTCAGCGGCGTAACGTGGGAGTTCCGTCCTGGCACTCAGGCACAGAAATACATACCAGGAATTCCTGGCACAGAAAATGAAATCAGTGTGGGGTCTGAGGTTTCGAGTACGACCGCCTGGACGCGCACATTCACTAATACCCAACTGTCGGCTGTTCGCTTGCGTCTGAAATGGCCCTCGCTTTTTAAGCAGGAGGATGACGGCGATCTCGTCGGCTATTCCATCAATTATGCTATGGATCTGCAGACGGACGGCGGTACATGGCAGACGGTTCTAAATACCAGTGTGACAGGAAAAACCACCTCTGGTTACGAGCGTAGCCACCGTATCGATTTACCGCAGGCGGGCAGCGCCTGGACGCTTCGTCTGCGTAAGATAACCGCTGACGCAAATAGCGCGAAAATCGGCGATGTCATGACGCTGCAAAGCTTCACTGAGGTGATTGACGCCAAGCTACGTTATCCGAACACAGCGTTGCTCTATATCGAGTTTGACTCAAGCCAGTTCAACGGCTCCATACCTCAGATTTCCTGCGAACCGCGTGGACGTGTAATCCGTGTTCCCGAAACCTACGATCCCGAGTCCCGAACCTACAGCGGGACCTGGACGGGCACATTTAAGTGGGCATGGACGGATAATCCTGCATGGATTTTTTACGATCTGGTGGTCACTGATCGCTTTGGCTTAGGTAATCGTCTCACTGCGGCCAATATCGACAAATGGACTCTTTATCAAGTTTCGCAGTATTGCGATCAACGGGTACCAGACGGCAAGGGCGGCAGCGGTACTGAACCGCGATATACCTGCAACGTCTACATCCAGGACAGAAACGACGCCTACACCGTGCTGCGAGACTTCGCAGCCATCTTCAGGGGTATGACCTATTGGGGTGATGATCAGATTGTCTGTCTGGCGGATATGCCGCGTGATGTCGATTTCAGTTACACCCATGCCAATGTTGTTGAAGGCAAGTTCACCTACTCAAGCAGCACGACCAAGAGCCGTTACACAAACGCCTTGGTCTCCTGGTCCGATCCAGATAATGCCTATGCTGATGCCATGGAGCCCGTTTTCGAGCAGACGCTTGTTGCACGTTATGGTTTCAATCAACTGGAAGTGACCGCAATTGGATGTACACGGCAATCTGAGGCAAACAGGAAAGGGCGTTGGGGCATCCTGACCAATAATAAAGATCGTATTGTTACGTTTGACGTCGGTGAGGATGGGAATATTCCTCAGCCTGGCTACATCATTGCTATTGCTGACCGGAACCTGTCCGGGCGTGATCTGGGTGGAAGAATTTCATCGGTCACTGGACGCGTCTTAAAACTGGATCGTACACCAACCGCCAGGGCCGGCGACCGGATAATGGTAAACCTGCCATCTGGAATTACACAGGCGCGGACGATTCAGTCATTGTCCGGTCAAACAATCACGGTAACAACTACGTTCAGCGAATCGCCGCAGGCTGAAGCTGTATGGGTTATTGAGTCTGACGAGCTTTACGCTCAGCAGTATCGTGTTGTCAGTGTCTCCGATAACGGTGATGGCACTTTCTCGATTACCGGTGCATGGCACGATCCGGATAAATATCCCCGTATCGATACCGGAGCCATCATCGACCAGCGGCCAGTGAGTGTGATCCCGCCAGGTAACCAGTCGCCGCCAACCAATATCGTGATCAGCTCGTTTTCAGTGGTTCAGCAGAATATCAGCGTCGAAACGATGCGTGTGAGCTGGGACCAGGCACAAAACGCTATCGCATATGAAGCACAATGGCGTCGCAACGACGGGAACTGGGTTAACGTGCCGCGCAGCTCCACCACGTCATTCGACGTCCCGGGGATTTATGCCGGGCGCTACTTGGTGCGCGTGCGCGCAATCAATGCCGCAGAAATTTCATCCGGATGGGGTTATTCAGAAGAGAAAACGCTGACGGGAAAAGTGGGCAATCCACCGAAGCCGGTTGGCTTCATCGCTTCTGAAAACGTGGTATTCGGTATCGAGCTGAACTGGGGATTCCCGGCGAATACCGACGACACGCTGAAGACGGAAATTCAATACAGCCTGACCGGTACAGAAGACGATGCGATGCTGCTGGCCGATGTGCCTTACCCGCAGCGTAAATATCAGCAGATGGGCCTTAAGGCTGGGCAGATTTTCTGGTACCGCGCGCAGCTGGTGGACCGAACCGGCAATGAATCCGGTTACACAGAATGGGTACGAGGACAGGCCAGCATCGATGTCTCTGACATTACTGATGCCATTCTGGAGGATATGAAAGAGTCGGAAACGTTCAAAGACCTGATTGAGAACGCGGTGGACAGTAATGAAAAAATTGCTGGCATGGCTGACGACATCAAACAGGCCAACGATGAACTCGAAAAGCAGGCTCTGGCGATTCAGGAAAATTCGGATGGTCTGGCTCAGGCCGAAGTGAAAATTGACGAAATTTCCGTTTCTATGGATGGCATGACGGGTGGGGTGAAAAACTCTGCAATTGCCATTATCCAGGGCAACCTTGCTCAGGTGGCCACGCGGAAATCGTTGTCGGCTTCGGTCGCAGGGAACAGCGCCCAGCTGGATCGTATTGATGAAGTAATTGTTAACGAGAAGGAGGCAACGGCGCGCTCGCTGCTCAGCCTGCAGACGGACGTTAACGGCAACAAAGCATCCATCAACAGCCTCAATCAGACCTTCTCCGATTACCAGCAGGCTGTGGCCACGCAGGTAAACAGCATCACAGCGACCGTCAATTGTCACACTTCTGCGATCACTACCAACGCCGAGGCCATTGCTAACGTGAATGGTGACCTGAAGGCGATGTACAGCATCAAGGTCGGGTTATCCAGCAATGGGCAGTATTACGCTGCGGGGATGGGGATCGGCGTGGAGAATACGCCATCTGGCATGCAGTCGCAGGTTATCTTCCTGGCTGACCGCTTCGCGGTAACTCACCAGGCCGGAGCTGAGGTCACGCTTCCTTTCGTTATTCAGAACGGGCAGACAATCATCCGCGATACGGTCATCGGTGACGGGACTATAAGCAATGCCAAAATCGGCAACTACATCCAGTCCAATAACTATGTTGCTGGTTCTGTAGGCTGGAAACTTGATAAGGGTGGTACCTGGGAAAACTACGGTAGCGACGGTCAGGGGGCAAAAAAATCTACCAACGTCACTGACAGTATCAGGGACTCGAATGGCGTTCTCCGTGTGCAAATCGGCAAACTCACAGGGGTGTTTTAATGGCGTGGGGTATACAAACATGGGATGCCAATGGCATTCCCAATAACTACGGCATCAAGCCCGTCTCCGTTGTTGGGCGTATACAGCTGGCTGCCGGACAAACATCTGGCAGCTGGTCTTTTACCGTTCCATCTGGAATGAAGGTTGGTTTTGTTCTCTCACTGGATGAGGGAGGAAACGGTGTAGGGCGGCGCATTGTTGCGGCAGGCAACACAATAATTGTAACGGCGGCTTCAGCTGTCGGCCTTGGTAATTACCCGGCATCAAAATGTGAGATAGTCGTTTTCATGGAGAAAACATAATGTCTGACTTTGGCGCAATGATATTAATGGATAACGGGAATCCTTTTGTTACTCCACAATCAACGCCTTTTTGTCTTTATGGTAAGTACACATTTAACTCAACCGCTAACGGTAGTTCCCAGCAGGTTGCACAAAATATTCCCCTTAACTCTGATTACCCTGTGATGGTATTTATTAAAACTACCAACACGGCACAGCCCACGCCTGTTATGTCATTCCGGAACGGCGGGAATATATATGTCTCGGGCGTTAATCCTTATAACCAGAGCTTTACCCTGACGGCATATGTGTTTGCTATCTTTCCACAGACTTTACCAAAGTGGGGGCTGGCAATCTGGGATGCCGCGGGGAAACTGGTCCTGACCAACGAGTCCCGCGTATTGTCAGACCTACAGACAATCGGTACGCCGGGGGCGGGGGGAGGGATAAACATAGACCAGACGCTTGGCGGGTCGTGGGCTGTCGCACCTGCACAACTTGGGCAAACTATTATCATCAACAACGCCACCCAGCCTCCAACCATATACACGATCAATGCATATTCGGCTTGTAGGTTTGACGGGGCCAATACGAGGATTAATGCGGGCGGGACGTCAACCGGGACAGGCTCATCAGCAGGGGGAACTAACACCGGTATTTCTCTGACAGCGATAAATACATCAGCCTATGACTAATTGATCGTTTTGGGCGATCAATTGCGATTAATTGATCTACAAAATCAATTATACCCATCAAATCTGTATTGATATTGTTTGTACACATAAATACCTCTGGATATTTTCATAATGAAAAAGCTAATCATCTGTGTAGCTGCGGCACTAATTTTGTCCGGTTGTGCTGGCGTAATTGAGAAACAACAACCTGTTTGCAGCGGCACCGCCATTGTTGGTGGTCAGGAAAATACGGTTCAGATTTACGGCGTACGCAAGCAAAACCACCAGACGGAGTACCGCGCCGGATATCCCTTTAACTGGCGCTGGGTAAGTGCCAACACATTCACCGGAACCACCTGTAAATAAACCACCACTTTGAATACTAACCTCGCTCCGGCGGGGTTTTTTATTGGCTGGAGAAAATATGCTTTATAACACTGGCACTATCGCCATTAACGGAAATACCGCTACCGGCACCGGTACCAACTGGACTGCACCCGCCAGCCAGGTTCGCGCTGGCCAGACGATTATCGTGATGTCTAACCCGGTCCAGATGTTCCAGATTTCATCCGTGAACAGCGCCACGTCGATGACGGTTACGCCAGCTGCTTCCCCGGCCCTGAGCGGCCAGAAGTACGGCATTCTTGTATCGGATATTATCTCTGTCGATGGGCTGGCCCAGGCGATGTCTCAGCTCATTAAAGAGTATGACGAGAACATCGGTGCGTGGGAGACGTTCGCCACCACATCGGCAAATCAGAGCATCACCGTAACCATCAACGGCACCGCCGTAACGATCCCCGGCATCGGTAAACTGGCGCAGAAAGGGAGTAACGGTGCGCTTGCTATTGCTGATGGCGGCACCGGGGCAACGAAGGCGGAAGACGCTCGCACAAACCTCGGTTTGGGAGACAGTGCCACCAGGAACGTCGGAACGGCATCCGGAACGGTGGCTGCCGGCGATGATGGTCGCATAACCGGGGCTCTTCAAAAGTCTGGTGGGGATCTCACAGGCCAGCTCAATTTGAGAAGCGCACCCATCGCCGCTGATGCCAACTCAGTCATTTCTGCTAACGGCGGCCTTGATGTCAGCATGGCAAAAGGATTCCTTCTGAAAGGGAAAGTCCAGAATGGCGTTGGCAAAGATAACAACATCCTGACCATTTCAGGGGATGGTGATACGCCGGCAACAGGATTTGTTGGAGCGTTTCAGTACAACTGGTATGCCGACGGTTGGATAACCGGGATTACACGCGGTTCTGGGACCAATACCCTCGCATATGCAATTTATTATAACGGGGCGTCCTATGGCTCTGGAGCCAGGCTGTGGAACTTTAACTATGATGGCTCCGCTACTGCTCAGGGCGCCTGGGTAAATGGTTCGGATGAGCGTCATAAATCCAACATTACACAGGTGCCATTGGCACTTGCCGCGGTAATGTCATTCCGTGGCGTTACCTATGATATTAAAGATGGTGGCCAGGGTGTTGGGCTCATTGCGCAGGATGTAGAAAAATGGTGTCCGGATGCTGTGAAGACCTACGGACCCCGTGAGTTTAGCGACGGCGTAGTTATAGAAGATTTTAAGTTTCTCGACACTTCAGGTGTTTCGGCTGCTTATCATACTGAAGCAATCAAAGCCCTTTTTAACCTAATCGATTTGGCACTAACTGATCCTGATAAAGCGCGAGCAGGAATTAGTGAAGTTAAAAAATCTATAAAATACAGTCAGCCTGGCTCATAAATTGGTACGGATCTTTCATAGAGTTTTATCTGTATTAATCAAGCGCTCGATTGCTTCGACCCGTTCCAGAATGGCTAAAATTGCTTCATGATGAAGAGCTGCAGACACCCCTGTCGTATCAACTGAAAGCACGTTTTTAACTTCAGTACCGTCCTCCAGCGTCATGGCTTGCCCAAAGTTACTCACGGCTTCGGGAAATACTTTCTCAACTTCCTGGGCTACAAAGCCGAAACCCATTATTCCGGAATCAAGGCGTCGCCACGAATACCCCCTGAGCTTCTTCATAGCTTCCAGTGGCTCAGGTATGGCAACAATATCTTTTTTTATCCTCTGGTCTGAATTGTTTACCCATGTGCCGATTGCCTGACCATTTGCATTAAATTGCCAGTTCACCGGATTGCTTTGGTTATCTGGTTTTAAACCCATTACGATGCTCTGTAGATTGGCCCCGCCGCCTCTCGCGCCGCCCAACTGCCAGTAAGTGCCTGTTCCAAACCAGTAGCCTTTAATTGAGTTAACGTAAAAGCCGGGGTTAGGGTTATAACCATCGGCAACAAGAAGCTCTATGTTGTTACTCATCGGCTGACCCTGGTCGGTCTTACCCTGGTTCAGCGTCAGTGCAGGAACACCACCATTCGGGCTAACAGCCACTGGGGAGGATATAGTACCGCCCGAATTACCGTTCACTGTGCTAAATCGTGAATCATCACCGGCAGCCACCGTTCCGGATGCCGTTCCGACGTTCCTGGTGGCACTGTCTCCCAAACCGACGTTTTAAATATTGCCCTGATAAAGCCTGAGCTATAACTTCGCCTGTTTTTTTGAAGAAATTAATGGGTGAAAAATATGCAGATTGGCTACGTCAGGGTGTCAACAAATGACCAAAACACAGATCTACAGCGACAAGCTCTCGAACGAGCAGGATGTGAACAGATTTTCGAAGAAAAAATGAGCGGGACGGTGGCGAACCGGCCAGCATTGAAAAAGCTTCTGCGCACGATCACAGAGGGAGATACCTTGGTGGTGTGGAAACTTGATCGTCTTGGGCGAAGTATGCGTAATTTGGTGCTGCTGGTGGACGAACTCCGACAACGCGGTATCCACTTTAAGAGCCTCACAGACAGCATCGACACATCAAGCCCTATGGGACGATTCATATTCCACATCATGTCAGCTCTCGCGGAAATGGAGAGGGAGTTAATAGTGGAGCGCACCCGGGCGGGACTGGCGGCGGCGCGCGAAAAAGGGCGAATAGGCGGCAGGCGTCCTAAGCTAACTCCAGAACAATGGTCGCAAGCGGGCAGGCTGATAGCGAACGGCGTGGCCAGGAAACAGGTGGCGATAATTTATGATGTGGCAGTTTGTACGCTATATAAAAAATTCCCAGCTTCCGCTAAAGAACAATCAGTTAGTCTGCCTTAAGAATTGATAGTCATTATCTGTATTGACGGGTAGAACCCTAAAATTAATACTGTATGCATATACAGTTATTTTTTGAAGGAGGGGATTATGCCACGCCAATCAGACATACAAGCCGCTTTTGTCGCGGCGATACAACAAAATTCGAAGGGTTACCGGTGCCTACATACAGACGAGTTCATCTCGAAACTGCGAGAGTTAAACTGGCATTTTAGCCGGGTTGATGCAAACACCTGGATTGAACGTTACCAGCCTGACTTCGCAGACAAAACTGATGGCCAGGGCGAGAACCGTTACTGGATTCTGCGTAACATGGGGAGGGTGCACTGATGGGGTTCGCATCACCTGCAACTGATTACGTTGAACGACAGCTTTCTCCAGTTGTTCTTTGCAATATGACGGCCGACAGCAGGGTTATGGAAACAGATACAGGCTATGCAATCATTGAGCCTGTTCGCCTAAAGTCTCCTGGAGACGTGTTGCTTATACTTTGTGACGGTCACACGCAGTTTGCAAAATTGATGGGTGGGGCGCTCATCACTGATGATGGCGAGGCGATAGAAGGAAGCGCTCTGGAAGAGGTGGAGGTGCTGGGTCGTGTGACGTTCTTCATCAATCGAGCGCCCGGTGATGATGACTGCCCGGTGTAA